AGAAGGATTAAATGAATTTTATAGACAATTTCCCAGAACTGAAAACCACGCTTTTAGAGATGAAGCAAAGCAGAGTCTGTTTAATTTGGTAAAAATATATGAACAGATAGACTACAATGATGGCATAAATAATGCTGCTAATATAACTAAAGGAAGTTTTCAATGGGAGAATGGTATAAAAGACACTAGAGTTATTTTCCAACCAAACAATAACGGAAGATTTTTAGTATCATGGGTTCCACCTAAAAATTTACAAAATCGAGTGATCATTAAAAATGGAATCAAATATCCAGGTAATGAACACGTTGGAGCTTTTGGCTGTGACCCGTACGACATAAGCGGCACTGTAGATGGTAGAGGTTCAAACGGTTCTTTACATGGATTAACTAAATTCAGCATGGAAGACGCCCCTCCAAGTCACTTTTTTTTAGAGTATATTGCAAGACCGCAAACTGCTGAAATATTTTTTGAAGATGTACTTATGGCTTGTATTTTTTATGGAATGCCTATATTAGTTGAAAACAACAAGCCAAGATTACTTTATCATTTAAAAAGACGTGGTTATAGAAAATACGCAATGAATAGACCAGATAAAGTTTGGAATAAATTGTCAGTAACCGAAAAAGAAATAGGTGGTATACCTAATTCAAGTGAAGATATTAAACAAGCTCACGCGGCTGCGATTGAATCTTATATAGAAAATAACGTTGGCTTTATAGATGGTATCTGTGGATCAATGTATTTTCAAAGGACATTAGATGATTGGGCTAGGTTTGACATAACTAAAAGAACTAAGCATGATGCGTCTATAAGTTCTGGCTTGGCGATAATGGCTTGTAATAGAAATCTGTATAAACCTACGGCAGATAGAACAACTAAGACCATAAACTTAGGTATTAAAAAGTATGACAATAAAGGCGATATATCAAAAATAATAGAATAAATGATTTATACTAATTCAAACAGTTCATTTCCTGATCAGGTAGTACCAGATGTAGAGAAACAAACATTAGAGTATGGTAAATTAGTTGGACAAGCTATAGAATATGAGTGGTTTGGCAATAATAACAATGGATCATATAATAGGTACGGTAGTAGGTTTTCTACTTACTATAACGACTTCCATCAAAGAAGATTATATGCTAGAGGAGAGCAGTCGGTTCAAAAGTATAAAGACGAACTATCAATAAATGGTGACTTATCTTATTTAAACTTAGATTGGAAACCTGTTCCAATAATACCGAAATTTGTAGATATAGTTGTTAACGGAATGTCAGATAGGATGTATGACATAAAGGCTTATGCTCAAGATCCCGTTTCTATTAAGAAAAGAACTAACTATGCGGAAATGTTGCATAGGAATATAGTACAAAGAGAATATATAAAAGAAGTCCAAGCTCAAGCTGGAATAGATATATCTGAAGTTCCAGAATCAGACGATACACCTCTAACTGAAGATGAACTTTCGGTTCACATGCAGTTGAATTTTAAACAAGCTGTGGAGATAGCAGAAGAGGAAGTTATTACGGATATACTTGATAGAAATAAATTTGAATTAACAAAAAGAAGATTAAATTACGATTTAACTGTATTGGGTATTGCAGCTGTTAAAACTTGTTTTAATACGTCTGAAGGGATAAAAGTTGAGTATGTTGATCCAGCTAATTTAGTTTGGTCATATACAGAAGATCCAAACTTTGAAGATATGTATTATGTTGGGGAAGTTAAGTCGGTAACAATACCAGAGTTAGTAAAAAGATTTCCTCATTTAACGCCTGAGCAAATAGAGAGAATACAGAAATACCCAGGTAATAATAATTACCTTAGAAACTGGAATGGTAGAGCTGATCAAAATACAGTTCAGGTATTATTTTTTGAATACAAAACATATACTAACCAAACGTGGAAAATAAAACAAACTCCATTTGGTTTAGAAAAAGCATTAGAAAAGCAAGATACGTTTAATCCACCAGAAGCTGATGGGTTTAAAAAAATAGATAGAGCAATAGAAGTATTATACAGTGGAGCTAAGATATTAGGGTTTGATGATATGCTAGAGTGGAAGCTAGCTGAAAATATGACTAGACCCTTTGCTAACACTGTTAAAGTTAGAATGAATTATAATATCTGTGCTCCAAGAATGTATAAGGGCAGGATAGAATCTCTTGTAAGTAGAATGATGAGTTTTGCGGATATGATCCAAATAACTCATTTAAAACTACAACAAGTATTATCAAGAATGGTACCTGATGGTGTTTATCTTGATGCAGATGGTTTAGCTGAAGTTGATCTTGGTAACGGTACTAACTACAATCCAGCCGAGGCATTAAATATGTATTTTCAAACTGGTAGTATCATAGGTAGATCTATGACGCAGGATGGCGATATGAATCCAGGTAAAGTTCCTATACAAGAAATGCAAACCTCAAATGGTGGTGGTAAAATACAGTCGCTAATAAGTACGTATCAATACTATTTACAATTAATAAGAGATGTTACCGGTTTAAATGAGGCTAGAGATGGTAGTATGCCAGATCCTGACTCTCTTGTTGGTTTACAAAAATTAGCAGCAGCTAACTCTAACACTGCAACTAAACATGTATTACAAGGAAGTCTTTACTTAAATTTAAGAACTTGCGAGAATATAGCTTTAAGAATAGCAGATTGTTTAGCTTTTCCTACACTAAGAGAATCTATACAATCAAGTATATCTAGATTTAATGTACATACATTAGAAGAGCTTTCGAGTTTAAATCTTCATGATTTCGGAATATTTTTAGAATTAGAACCAGACGAAGAAGAAAGACAATTAATAGAGCAAAATATACAAGTGGCTTTACAGAGCGGTCAAATATACTTAGAAGACGCTATAGATATAAGAGAAATAAAGAATTTAAAATTAGCAAATCAAGTATTAAAAAAGAGGAGATCACAAAAGCTTGCTCAAGATCAACAAGCACAACAAGCTAATATTCAAGCTCAAGCTCAAGCTAATGCTGAGCAGGCAGAAAGAGCGGCTATGAATGAAGTCCATAAACAAGAGGCTATAGCTCAAACTACTTTACAAATTGAGCAAGGTAAATCTCAGTTTGATATCCAGAAAATGGAACAAGAAGCTGAAATAAAAATGCGTATCCTTCAAATGGAATATAAGTTGAAAATGGATTTAGCTAGAGTTGAGAATGAAGCTAAAGCCAACTTTGAAAAAGAAAAAGAAAATAGAAAAGACGAAAGAACCAAAATACAAGCAACTCAACAAAGCGAGTTGATAGAACAAAGAAACAAACAGTTACCACCAAAGAATTTTAGTGACGATCAACCTATGTTGGATTTAGACAGCTTTGGTGTTTAGTTATTAATTTTATAATATTATATCATGTCAGAAGAAAAAGAAAAAATAGTAGACGAAAAATCAGAAAGCTTAAAGGTTAAAAAGAAACCAAAGAAATTAACTAACAAAAAAGCAGAGCACGTTACAAAAATAGATTTATCTAAAAAAGAAGAAGATGCCGTTCAAGAGCCAGTCGCAGAAAAGATTGTGTTACAGTCTGATGAGCAAAGCGAAGAGACAAGGGAAGAGAGCAAGGTGGGATTGCAAGAAGTGGGAGAAACACACGCCAAACAAGAAAAACCTTCCGAAGAGGGTAAAAAAGAAGAAATAGATGTAATACAAGAGATTAAAGAAGAAGATGTTAGTGAAACAACAACTCTTGAAAACATTAATAAAGAAATTGAAGAGAATCCACAATTAAACTTGCCAGAGAACGTTGAGAGTTTAGTAAACTTCATGAACGAAACTGGAGGTACAATTGAGGATTATGTTCGACTAAATGCAGATTACTCAAATGTTAGTGATGATGCATTATTAAAAGAGTATTATAAAAATACTAAAGCTCATCTTGATGCTGAAGAAATTGATTTTATCATAGAAGATAATTTTCAATTTGACGAAGATTATGATGACGAAAAAACAATACGTAAGAAAAAACTTGCGTACAAAGAAGAAGTTGCTAAAGCCAAAAACTTTTTAACTGATCTTAAAGATAAATACTATCAAGAGATTAAATCTCGACCTGGTATTACGCAAGAACAACAAAAAGCTATGGACTTTTTCAACAGATATAATGAGGACCAAAAGAGGGTTAACAAGAATAGAGAATGGTTTAGAAACACGACTCAAAAATATTTCACCGATGAATTCGAAGGTTTTGATTTCAATGTTGGTGAAAAAAGATTTAGATATAGTGTCCAAAACCCAAGTGAAGTAGCAGATGTACAAAGTGATATGAGTAATTTCATTAAGAAGTTCTTAAACAAGGAAGGCAATATATCCGATTACGCTGGTTATCACAAAGCTCTCTATGCAGCACGTAACGCTGATACAATAGCTAAACATTTTTATGAGCAAGGCAAAGCCGATGCTACTAAAGACATTGTAGCTAAATCTAAGAATATAAGTAACGAGCCAAGGACTACGTCTAATGGTGATGTTTATATTAACGGTTTAAAAGTAAAAGCAATAAGTGGTGTAGATAGTGACTCATTAAAATTGAGGATTAAAAAAACCAAATAAAAATATAAATTATGAGTTTTGCAACAGGCGGGTCTTTTCCCGCATCAATCGTTCCTGCTCAAAGCCAACAAGCGTTAGTAACTAACTATTTAAGTTTTACTGATGCTGCTGGTGGAAACTTTGCGCAGCAATATTTACCTGAGCTTTACGAAGCTGAGGTTGAAAGATATGGTAATAGAACTGTATCTGCATTCTTAAGAATGGTAGGCGCTGAAATGCCTATGACATCTGATCAAGTTGTTTGGTCTGAACAAAATAGATTACACGTAGCATACGACAACGTTGAATTTGACGCTGTTGCTGGTGGTAATTCAAATCTAGTAATTACTCTTCCTGCTGGGAATACAAATGTAGCTATTAGACAAAACCAAACTATTGTAGTTTCTGATGGATTATCTACGGTTAAATGTCTTGTTATTGACAACGTATATGATTCGGCTACTACTACTTTAGGTGTTAGACCTTATACTGCTGCTGATCTTAGTTCTACTTGGGCTACTGGCACTACTGGTCTTAAGGTATTTGTTTATGGTTCTGAGTTTGAAAAAGGTAGAGAAGGCATGATAGGTGCTATTCAACCTGAATTTACTCAGTTTAGCAATAAACCAATCATACTTAAAGACAAGTACTTAGTTAACGGTTCTGACACGGCTCAAATTGGTTGGGTTGAAGTTGCTACTGAAGACGGTACTTCTGGGTATTTCTGGTATTTAAAAGCTGAATCTGAAACAAGATTGAGATTTGAAGATTATTTAGAAATGTCTATGGTTGAAGCAGAAAAAGTAGCTGCTGCATCTACAATTGATGCCGCTGGTGCTGGGTTCGCAACCTTAGAAGGTTCTGAAGGTATGTTTGCTGCTATCGAAGAAAGAGGAAATGTTTATAATGATTTTGCTGGTGCTGCTGCTCCTGGAGCTGGTGCGATGGCTGATTTTGACGACATCCTTAAACATTTAGATAAGCAAGGTGCTATAGAAGAAAACATGTTATTTTTATCAAGAAGAACAGCTCTTGATTTTGACGACATGATTGGAGCTATGGCAGGTGGAGGTTACGCTTCTACTCAAGCTGCTTCTTACGGTTTATTCGATAACGAAGCTGAAATGGCGTTAAACTTCGGTTTCTCTGGTTTTAGAAGAGGTTCTTATGACTTCTACAAAACTGATTGGAAATATCTTAATGATGCTTCTACTAGAGGTTTAACTGAGGATATCGATGGTGTTTTAGTTCCTGCTGGAACTTCAACTGTTTATGATCAAATTCTTGGTCAAAATATCAGACGTCCTTTCTTACACGTAAGATATAGAGCTTCTCAAGCAGATGATAGAAGAATGAAGTCTTGGATCACTGGTTCTGTTGGTGGTGCATACACTTCTGATCTTGATGCTATGGAAGTACATTTCTTATCTGAAAGATGTTTATGTGTACAAGCGGCTAACAACTTCGTATTGTTCAAGTCAACTGTATAATAACTAATTTAGCAGGGTGGTTCGCTGCCCTGCTTTTTATAAATATTTAAAAATAAGAAATTATGGGATTAATTAGATTAACAGCAAACGATGGCGTAGCTCCTGAAAATGCAGGAGATAAGCAATTGGTTAATGGTACTTATAACGTTAGAACAACTGTAGCAAGTGGTGTTATTTCAATACAACTTGACGCTGCTGACACAAATTTAGACGTAATGACATTAACTTATACCGCTACCGGACCTGCTACAATTCCTTCAGATGCGGATATTTACGCTGCTTGGGAGCCTGTATTAATTGCCGCTCAGGGATCAGACTGTAGCGTTCTTAATGCTCCACAGCTTGAAAATAGCGCTGGCGCTATAATATATCCAGCTATCGCTATAGGATAAAATAATTAAGATCCCACTCAGGTGGGGTCTTATTTTTTAATTATATTATATTATATCATGGAAGAAACAAAAACAAAATCTCCTAAAGTAAAAAAAGATACTTGGGAGTATAAAGATAGAATGTATTATTTAACAGGGAGTAAATCTCCTTTAACATTCACTATATCATCTAAACATTCAACAAGAAAACCTTTACTTTATTTTGATGAAGAAAAAGGTTATAATAGAGAACTTAGGTACGCAACAAACCAAAAAAGTTGTTTTGTTGACGAACAAGATGGTAGTGTTACTCTTGGTAGAATAGTATTTGAAGATGGTACTCTTTTTGTACCAAAGTCAAATATTCAACTTCAAAAACTATTATCACTATATCATCCGAATAGAAATAAACTGTATAAGGAAAGAGACGAAGTGGTTGAAGCTACTGACGAACTTGATTGGTTATATTTAGAAGCTGACGCTATGAATGCAGCTATGGATATGGATATTGATCAAGCGGAAGCGATACTTAGAGTTGAAGTTGGCACTAAAGTTTCTGATTTAAGTTCTAAAGAACTAAAAAGAGACTTAGTTGTATTTGCTAAAAGAAATCCAGCTCTATTTATAGAGTTAGCTAACGATGAGAATGTTGAGTTAAGAAACTTAGCTATTAAAGCTACTGAAGCAAATGTTATAAAGCTTTCACAAGATCAAAGAACATTTACTTGGGCAAGTAATGGTAAGAAGTTAATGACTATACCGTTTGATGAAAATCCATACTCTGCTATGGCGGCTTTCTTCAAAACAGATGAAGGTGTAGAAGTTTTCAAATCTATACAGAAAAAGCTCAAATAATATGTAACTATATATATAAAGGCGGCAATTACGCCGCCTTTTTTTTTAAACTATTATTATGGCAATTAATGTAGATGATGTATACAAGACTGTACTACTAATACTAAATAAAGAGCAGAGAGGTTATATAACACCAACTGAATTTAATAAGGTAGCTACACAAGTTCAATTAGATATACTTGAAAGTTATTTTGAGTATGAAAATAAACAATATCGTATACCAGACAACGAATCTGAATACAGTGATAGGTTTAAAAACATAGATGAAAAAATTGCTATATTTAAAGAAATATCACCAACAGCCGCTAGTCCCGTCAATATTATAACAACTATAAATCCCACGGGTAACAAATTTTATAAGTTAGGTACGGTTATATACAATAACATTGAGGTGCAAAAGACACAACCTAACGATCTACTATATGTTAACAACTCTCCGTTAACATCTCCTACGTCCAAATATCCATTATATATCTTAACTAATAACACTATTACTACTTACCCTGAGTTAGATATTACTTTTACTTATCTTAGAAAACCTAAAGATGTAGTTTGGGGTTATGTTCCAGATCCTGGCGGTACTGGTGGATATGTTTATGATCCTGGTTCTTCACAAGATTTTGAATTACACGACACTGAACAAACAGATGTTATTTTAAAAATATTAATGTACAGCGGTGTTATAATAAGAGATCCACAAATAGTACAAAGTGCTGCTGGAATGGATCAACAAGAAACAATGCAAGAAAACTCCTAATATATGGCACTATTAAACGAAACTAATGCTCAATATTATTCAGGGCAACAAGTATTTAATCATACTGGGGCAGATGTTGATTTTTTAACGTGTGATTTTAATACTAATCTAGTAGGTACAATAGTCAACGTTTCAAACACTAACTTTAGTGTAACTAAAAATGGAATCTTACTAACTGAAGGTGTTACTAATGATTATACTTTATCTACTACTGTCGTTAATAGAATTGACTTTGTCGCTGATATAGAGGCAGGTGATCAAGTAATAGTGACATTAAATCAACCAGCAATAAACAATAACTATGGAAGCTATGAATACATATCTTTACATGATGTTATTAATAACTTCATTGTAGCGTATGTCGGTAAAGATAAGATAATACCAGATATAAAAAGAACAGATGTAATGTTTCACGCGAAGCG